GCTTGGACCATTGGTAGGACAGCCTCCAAGCTCGCTTACGAACTCCCTAGGCTCAAACTACCTGCTTGGTGGTGACTTTGCAAGCAACCGTCTTGGTATCAATCTTTCAAATCCAACCTATAATCTTGACGTGAATGGATATGCTCGTATTGGAACAAACTCTGTCGGCGGTCTCGGTGTCAATACAAATCCTCTTGACTATACATTCAATGTCAACGGTGATATGCAAGTAACAGACGGTTATGGTCGGCTGAGATTAACTCACGATTCGAACGGATCTTCAACGGCTGGATATTCCCGAATGACGCTGGTAGGTATATCAAACTCAGGTGGATCGCCGGCTGCCGTTGGAATTGCCACGCTTCAAGTGTCTGATGGATACTTCTCAGCAAGCGGAACCACGGGCAGTATGGCTAGCGGTGCAACGTCCAACATTGGTGTATGGAAAAAGGGAATTGTGATGGTGTCTGTTCAAGACACAGCAACCTCTGCAAACTATGTAGGTCAGATCTCTATGGTCTGTTTGACTGGAAGTACCTATACAGTTGGGACTATCTCTTCAAATGTTGCAAATGCCACGATCACTGCAAGCACTAGCAATATTGTTCTCACAAACAATGGTGGAGCGAGTCGAACGTATAACTATTCCATTACGTACTTTGCGATGCCTTAAACTTCTCCACAATCTTACGGATGCTGACGGATGAAACACCCGATGCTTCTGAGACCTTTGCAATCTGCCCACCAAGCACGGAACAGACAACGCCAGCCACAATAGTCTTGGGCGTGTGTTCCATTTCTGGCAAGCCTTGAAGCATCAGAACAATACGATCGCGATCTGTGTCAGATAAATCCATGTCTGCACAAATGCGCTCAGCAATACCGAGCTGTGTGTTCAGAACATTAGATCCCTCACCTGAGAACTTCATAAGCGCCTTGCATAACGACCGGATGGATACGTGGAATAAGTTTGCCACTTCCTCATGTGTTCGGGTGGCGTCATGCTGGCGACACGATGTAAAGATCGCAGCTGCCATCAGAGCACGACGAGTTTCTCCACGGGTTTTCTGAGCATCCTCAACCTTCTTGAACAATGCACATCCATCCATGACAATTGCCTTGGGAAGTCCGGCCCGAATGCAAGACTGTTGAATCGCATCAAAGATGCCCATCCAAGACCTCTCTCCGTGATTTGAGAATGACCATGAAGACAACTTTGCAATGGATTTGGCTTCCTCTGATTGAGTACCTCCGCGACGGCGCATCATCATCGATCCGTATGAGGAAGATGGAAGGAGTTCGCTCGTGATCGTCCCTGTTCTTGAGGGGTCGTCTTCAGTATTGCCGTATACTCGCCATTCTGCTCCTTCGTCGATACACGCCCCCAGAATCGTTCCACAGTTGCTGCAAACGCGCTCACCATCATTGACCACCACTTCATGTTCACAACTCATATGATTTTTCGTAGAATGACAACGAAATTATCCATTTTAACGCATCGCACCAAGGGTTGAAGGATCGTACACTTGAGGGCGGTAGTTTGTCAGTAGCGGTGGACGGTGTTGGGACAGCTTCCCACCCGCCGTCTTGAGCCATGAAATCAATAAATATTTATCATCAATCACCCACACCATGTATCCACCTTGCGAAAGGGTGTTCATGATGTACTCACGGGCTTCGGACATTTGAAACAGAGGATAACCGAAGACATACGCGGGGATTTCAAACACAATATAGGGTGCATTTGGTGAATGCGTGGCTTGCTTACGGATTTGTCCGTAGAGTTGGCTGAGAACAGGTCTCATCGCACGCATGCGTTTTTCTCGGCGATCCTCTTGCTCGTCCCATACATCACGGGCTTTAAGCATCCTTACATCCTCCATACAAGAATGTTTCCCTCAATTGCCCTCGGAGGTGGCGGAGTGCGGGGCGGAATTATGATCGGAGGTTTGGCAGCGCTTGAACAACATCAGCCTTTAATTTTTCCCAAGGGCATCTATGGATGTTCAGCGGGTTCAATCATTGCTACGGCTCTCGCATATAAGATCCCGCTCCCGGCCATTAAGCACATGTTTGCAACTGATTTCAACTTGTCAACTGTGATTCCATCCATTAACTTGACGTCAATAACCTCGTTTACACAGGAAAAGGCGCTCTTCTCAATGGACTCGTTTGCTCAAACGTTGATCAAGGCATTTGATGGTCAAGGTGTTGACCTACGAAATGCTGTGATTGATGATGCTCCGCAAAAGCTGTATATTGTGGCTTCAAACTTGACAACACGACGACCTGTTTTATTAACCGGAACAGTCCCGATACTTGATGCAATCAAGGCATCATCATGTTTACCATTCGTGTTTCATCCACAGATTCTCTATGGTAACGTGTACATTGATGGAGGATTCTATGCTCATAATCTTCACCGTATTGTTCCACCAGAATGTCTTGTATTTCACATCAGTCGGGCAGATCTGAGTATCACACAAGACCGTTTGAAGAAGATGACCATTTCAGATTATTCAGCCACACTGTATGAGGCATTCCGTATGGAATCGTTCACAGACAATGTCCTCTGGTTTAAGAATGACAAGATCTCCCTCATGCAAGAGTTAACACCTGAGCAAAAGCAACAGTTATATGATGAGGGATTTGAACAGGGTTCACGCTTCTGCTCCAAACGTTTCCCGGAGAAACTGGGTTAGTGCAGCTGCCGTTGGAGCCCGGTTGTACTCGTAGAGCGCCGTGGATGTTTCAAGCTTGACCGTTGGATATGCATCCACTTGGTAAAGATCTGCAGTGGGCCGATCCTTCTCGGCATTCACACGAACGAAAGAGACCGTTGTGTTTCCAAATGTGCTCGGACCTGCTTCTAACTTCTCCCATTCAGGCATGGCCTTCTGACAGTGTCCACACCAGTCTGTGTGGAAGAAATACAAGTTCGCTTTATCTTTCGGAACCTCACGCTTAGGTGTTTTCACCATCGGTTTCCAGAGGCGCCACACAAGGTAGGCGAGAATAGCAAGGGCGAGGACTGTGATGAGTGTCCGCATTACTTGAGAACACGAGAAATTCTGCGCTGTTTTTCAAACCACCGGCGATAGGCTTCCTCGGGATCCACTTCTTCCTTAATCTGGATCCATGCAACATCGGTCGTCATTCTCTCAGGTTCAAATGGCTTAGAATGGATTTTTACCCATTGGCCATTGTATCGCACAAGAAAAATGGAAGTTGGTTCCATTATTTCTTGGAGGTAGGTAAGTGGTAAATGGAACTCATTGTATTTGGGGTAGCTAAGGGTCTTCTAGCTGTGGCTGGGAACTACATCGTTCACTATGGGGCTTCACGGGTTTACGACGCATTTTGTGTGCCTCACACAGTCAGTGAAATTGTATACACGCTCGTCTCTACGTCCAGTCCAGTCTGTGTTGTAGCCTTGGGAACCATGCAGATGACACAAAATAACTACGGAACGTTGCTGACCACAACGTTAGCATCTCACTTAGTGAATGCCCTCAAGGTCTAACGAGTTTGTCCGAGTGGTTAAGGAGACGGTCTTAAGATCCGTTGGCGAAAGCCGCGAGGGTTCGATCCCCTCAGCTCGTAAATTTTTTACGCCGTAAGTGTGGCGTATGCGGTTGCGGATTCTTGAGTTTCCTTTTTATTAATCCAGTGCACATCGTAGTAGAAGTAATTACTCAGAGCCTTATCCCACCAGCCATTTCGGATAATTGTTATATATGTATTCCTGATTGTGTTATAGTTCTCCCTTTTTTGCGCTGCATTTGGCTGAGGATACAGGGGTCCAACTCCAACTCCACAATCATTTAATGCAGCAGCAATTGCAGCTCCATGACACATACCATCATCGGCATCGTCTGTAAGGTTCATCTCATACGTACCCCATACTTGTCCATCATGATCTATATACACATAGTGACCTTCTTCCGGAGGCCCTTTCTGACAGATGGTTCCCCAGAAATAGGGATTTTCAAGAGATTCGTCATCGTTAACGTCATCCACATGAGTACCCTTCACCTTACATCCGGCAGACTTTAGAACAGATGTGATCGTATCAAGATTCATAAATGTCCACATAGTATTGTACATCGTATTCATATACTTTCGACTGAGAGCGCCACCACGTTTCTTCATAGTACCTAGTGTCTTTCTTGTCTTACGCCTCGTTGATTTCCGTTTTTTATCGGGCATTTAGTTATATTATCGGTAAATTTACACCCGCGGGAATCCAACCAGGTTGGCACCGATTCCGAAACCAGCACCTGTGCGAGCAGAGGCACCCACGCTGGGCGCATAGATATCCAGGATGGCGAAGGTGGCAGTTGCAACGAGGGCAATCATTCCAACCTCGGCGACCTTGAGGGTCTTACCGGGGAGAACGAACGCGGCAATCGCCACCGCGAGACCCTCCAGGAGGTACTTCACAAGACGGGTCACGAGGTCGGCCATATCAACGCCTCCAGAAGGGGTGGGCTTGGGCTGGGAAGAATCAGACATTTGTTTGGTTCTTAGATCCGAATATTTTTTTACACAGATCCAGAATACACCTTGTATGTTACGAGCGGCACGCCAATCACCCACACTGCCCACCAGGGGACATATAGGGACACATACTGAAGAATCACGTAGAAGACAACTGCGTGGATCGCAGCAGCCATCATGGAGCTAGTGCCCAATGTGAGAAGGACACCCGGGCACAGCAGAAAGAAGAGATAGGCAGTTGTGAGAATATCGTACATTTATTCTACATCACGGTTTTATATATTGGCACTTGATAATGCCTCGACGTCACGGCGCTGGAAAAATAGGGGAAGGAATGTCTGGGCGTGTATATTACCCAGCACTTGAATGTGACGATCCTTCCAAACAACCGAAAGGGGACTACGTTTCTAAAGTGATGAAACCTGACGTAGCTCAAGCAGAGTTCACAAAAACAGAACCACTTCGTAAACTTGGACCTTCATATGCAATCTATCCAGAGGCGATGTGTGCAAGAAAGGGAAACTCGATTCTATTTTCCAAGTTTGGAGGGTTCAATTTAGCCGACTACTTTACGAACTTAGAGCAGGTATATGAAGGTAGACTCGATTGGGCACCAGAACCTGTTCCGGTGAACAAGGATGAACTAAACTCCATCGTACGAGGGCTACAAGAACTATCGGGAGAGATCGATGAAATGAATGCAGCAGGTTTGTATCACAATGACGTTTCCATGGACAATATAGTCTTCAATCCCTCTACCAAAAGAGTGTACTTGATCGATTTTGAACGAATGACTTTGACACCACCAAAGGGTCGCAGTGATAAGGACAATATTCTAGATATTCTCAAGTCTTTCAAAGCCTATGCGGATAAAGAACTTAAGTCCAAGTCCCGGTAAAAGGTAAATGCCCCGCACTGAGCTTCCGAAGATGGATGAGTCTGGACCCATTGACTACTTGGATGAGGACCCTGAGATCCCGACACAGAAGTACTGCGTGGTGTCTTTCATTAGTCCCGAGAAGATCATCAAGCAGAAGCAGGAGTTTATGTTTGAGAAGTTTGTGGCATGGATGGATTACGAGTGGAAGGTCAAGGGACTTGAGAACTTCATGGCATTTTTGTCCAAGAAGTACTCCGTCAAGATTGACGACCTGTTGAAGGATGCACAGGAGTATGTGAACGTGCGTAAGGAGGAGGTGAAGCAGACGGACATCCACGAGCAGTACCAGATCTTCCTCCTTAAGAATGAGAAGGAGCTTCAGGAGATGTTTGACAACCAGGTGGAGTTCCGCACAAACATCCGCGGTGTTAAGGTTCGTCGCGCGTTTGCCACGGTGGAGGAGACACAGATGTTTGCCAAGATTCTCCAGCGTCGCTACCCGAAGGATAACCTGTACATCGGTAAGGTTGGTGCCTGGCTCCCGTGGGACCCTTCGGAGCACCTGATGCCGGAGGTGGAGTATGCCGAGAAGGAGCTCAACGAGCTGATGCGCAAGTACAAGGAGAACGAGTCCAACAAGGAGTTGTTCTTTGCTGAGCAGCGTGAGGAGTCAATCAAGAAGCAGAAGGAGGAGAACGAGCGTCGCAAGAAGGCTAATGCCGAGGAGAAGGCGCTTGAGGACGCCAAGAAGGCTCTGGAGGATGCGTCGGCTCCCGTTCACCCGTCTGAGGGCGCACATCGCGAGTAAATTCATGGCTACTAACAATATGGAACTAGATGATCCTTCCAAGATGGTGGACATAGATGAAACACCTCCAACGCCAGGTCCATCTACTCTTTTTCAAGTTCCCCTTATTCGAAAGGATGTACTGGGATATCATCGTATTCCATCACAGCCACTTTATAACCCCATGAATTGCGCTGCAGCATCAGCAAAATTATTAGGACTTGTTTCACCTGCAAAGGCAGACGAAATGACTAGGCTTGTAGAGGGTGTATACACGAGAAGTTGGGAAAACTATCTTAATGCGAATGCACCGCGTGGAATCGTATATACGTTTCAACGACTAGAGCTTACGGAAGAGATATTGCTGAACGTTGGACTAGGTATCTTTCCAGAGTTTGGCACAATTATCTTAACAGCACCAGTTGACGGATCGATTGGTCATTACTATGTGCTGGCGAGAGATAAGTACCTAAAGGTTGGTGTGCTAGATCCACAGAATGAGATATGCGCAATGGGTCTCGAGAGTATCAAGAACTTTATTAAACGCATACATCCAGGATCAAGTAGACTCTACTTATTTGTTATCACCGTAAACAAGCCGAGAACGGTCTCGCAAATGACAGATGATTTTACCGAGGGAATATTATCCAGACAGGTTGCTTCTATGAAGATCGGCAGTGGAGGAAAGTCTACTCGCCACCGGACTTCTTTACCCACACGGAAGGTGGGGCGTTCTTCTTCCTCATCGAAGAGGAGTTATACTCGTCGGCGGCGAGCATTGCAGACTGGAAAGGTCGGTTATCAGCCCACAAAGACTGGTCGCAAAGTCTGAACGGCGGGTGCTCTGAAGCCTTGTACCAAAAGACCTGGTCATCAAGTTTATTAGAGGACACGTTGTTGCAAATCACCAAACCCTCATAGTTTTCTGTACACTGATCCATGAAATCACAAAACATCTCAAAGGTAGGAAACATACCTGCGTAGTTCTCGTAAATCCTACGACGATTACCTAGGATATTCTCACGGAGAATGAAGACAAAATCCACATTGGTACGGAGGTTGGGCGTGATACCAAGTGGGTACTGCATGGTGATAATCGTCATCATGTCCAAATGGCGACCGTTCATAAACACGAATCGCGTAGACTCCTCGTTGATCCACTCCTTGGCTGCATACAGACAGTCATCCAGAATCAGAAACGCACGCGGATCAAAGGGTTGTCCTGTAGCCTTTGACTTGAGAAACCGCTGTTTTGCACCGAACTGGCGCTTGATAAACGCCTGCACCTTCGTAGGTTCATATTTATCGTGGATGAGCTTGGATGGAACAAACGCCTGAAAATACTCGTTAACAGCCTCTGTAGGAGAGATCACCATGCCTGCGGGAAACGAGTCTTGAACGTGAAACAGAAGATCACGAGCTAAGAAAGATTTACCTGTATCCTTCTTTCCAATGATCACGATCATGGGACTTTTACGAGAGTCCATTCCACATCGTTCTTTGATCATCTCCATGTTGAACTTTTTAAGATTGAAGTTCTGCGTCATCTTGTTCTCCTCGTCGTTTATTTTTTAACTTTCCCCGCCGAGACATCTCACAATGGGAAAGGATCTGCGAACAACACCCGTATCTTTGAAGATCCATCGTATACCGAAGTTGGATGGAACGCTTTGGTCAATGAAGACGATGCAGCCGTTCTTTCCTTGCCTTGAAAAGCTCTTCAAGACGGAGAATCTTGCCGGACTCCACGACTATGGAGTGAAGCTTGAATTTCCAGTTGACTCCATTGTGGACGACAAGCATGTTAAGGTTCGTGGACAAACCATTCCGATTCACCGCAAGACTACGATGATTCTGTCTCCCTTCAAGACGATGCGAGGTGATTATGGTGCCTTTGGGGTTCCGAAGCGGACCGATGTTGCTGATGATCTTCAGGATCGCATGCAGAGCCCTCATACGGCTGCATATGTTGGAGCGATGACATCGATCGCACTCTCTGAATCCGGATGTGAGCACTTTCCTAAGGTGTACGGAGTGTATGCTGGACTCGCTGGATCGCATACGATTGACATCTCGGATGATTACGAAGATCTTACCGAAAAGGGATGGTTTGCAGATAAGATTGGAAAGACGTTTGAACTCAAGCTTCGCACATCTGGGCACGATGCAGAGTTCAGCCACACACGTCGAGCCCGCATTGCGATTGAAACTGCAGAGGATCTCGCATTGGACGGAATTGAGGACGTGGATGCAGATCACGTCAGTGCTCCAGACACAGACCGATCAGCAGAGGCATATGATGTTGCATCGTCCGGATCGCCTGAGCTGGAAGAGGAACAGTCGACTGAAGATGACGTCTACGACATTGAGTCCTGTGCATGCTCGGACGGAACGAACGAGGAAGAAGGTCCTGAAGAAGAGGATGAGCCGTTTGCATGGGCTACATTTACAGACGTGCCTGTGATGACGACTGTGATGGAGGTTTGTGATGGAACCTTCTACGATCTGATCAAGCTCCACCCCGAGCCCGAGAAGCACGTTGCATGGGTCTCACAGGTGGTATTTGCCCTTGCGTATGCCCAGCGCAACTTTGGATTCACACACAACGACCTTCATGGCAACAATGTGATGTATGTTAAGACGAATCAAACCCACTGTATCTACAGTCATGGCGGGCTAATGTACAAGGTTCCTACATTTGGATTTCTGATGAAGATCATTGACTTTGATCGTTCGATTCTCAGTATGCGCTTGACTGGACTTAAGGAACCCAAGCTCTTCATGAGCAGTCAGTTTCAGGAAGATGAAGAGGCAGGTGGTCAGTATAACATGGAGCCTTTTTATGATAACAAGCACCCGCATATTGGCGCTTCGTCATCGTTTGATTTGGTTCGATTTGCTACATCGGTCTTCTGGGATATGTTTCCCAAGGGACCGAAGCACGAGTACACACACCCCTTGTTTGCAGTATTTATTCAGTGGATGAAGCAGACGGATGGCAGCTCAGTTATGTTCCGTTCGAAGATGGATAACCACGATCGCTATCATGGATTTGATCTGTACAAGGCGATCGTGAGATATTGTGGAGATTCTGCGGTTCCAAAGAAGGAGATTGGACGAATGGTTCAGTATCGGGCTACGCCCTCAGCAGCTCAAATCGGGGATGCGTTAGTTATTGATACCTAGCTGCTCAAGTGAACGAGAAGAGATAATAAGAAGGGCACTAGTGTGTGCTTGTATAAGTTTGAAGTTCAACTGTGGAAATCGCATCTTCCATTCTAGAATCTTGGTATGGAAATCATTGAGATAAACCTCCTGA